GGGCCAACACCGAAGCCAACTGAACTCAAGCGTGCATTGGGAAACCCAGGCAAGCGCAAACTGCCTGATGTGAGCAATGTTATTGCGCTTCCGCGTGTTGATGACAAGCCACCTGCGCAGCTTTCAAAGGGCGCAAAGAAACTTTGGACAGATATTCGTGCAATGGCTCCGTGGATTGCAAACTCAGATGGCATCGCTTTAATTGAACTATGCGAAAAGTTTGATCGCAAAACTTACCTTGCCAAAAAGTTGAAAGAAACAGAGTATGTGCTTTTCACAGATAAAGGCTATGCCTATGCAAACCCACTTGTGGGAATGATCAGTACAACCGAGAATGAGATTTTGAAACTTCTGTCAGTTCTAGGTTTGACACCTTCTGATCGAAGCAAGTTGGGGGTTGCAGAAGTTAAGGTTCGAAGCAAGTTAGACGAACTACTTTCGCAAAAGCGCAATGTCTGAAAAGTCTTGGCCGCCACGATGGTTGACTGAAGTTCCACTTGATGAACAACTTCGCGGTGACGGTGACTTGTATGCCGACTTTGCCGAAACAGTTTGTCGAGTGACAAAGGATTCGGTCGCATCGCCTGCCGGCAAGTTGCTATCGCTTCGCCCCTGGCAACGCGAGTTGCTTCGTCACGCATTAGCTCGCCGTGAAGATGGAAGATTCCGTCATCGCACCGCCCTTGTTGGAATGGCACGCAAGAATGGCAAGTCTGCATTGGCTGCTTCAATGGGTCTTGCAGGTCTAACAGTTGGCGGCAACGGTTCAGAAATTTATTCGTGTGCAGCAGACCGCGATCAAGCGCGAATTGTATTTGGCACCGCCAAGCGAATGATTGAGTTGGATCAAGAACTCTCATCCATGTTCACGCTCTACCGCGATGCAATTGAGTTCAAAGAAAAGGCATCTGTCTATCGAGTGCTTTCGGCAGAGGCTTACACAAAAGAAGGTTTGAACCCTTCACCGCTTGTAATCTTTGATGAGGTTCACGCACAACCGAGCTGGGATTTATGGAACACACTCTCACTTGCAGGTGGCGCACGAGCTGATTCATTGCTCTTTGGAATCACAACGGCAGGTGTGAAAACACAAGCCAATGGTCAAGACTCACTTTGCTATTCTCTCTACCAATACGGACAGAGAATCGTCAAAGAAGAAGTTCAAGACAAATCATTTTTCTTTGCATGGTGGGAACCTACAAAACCCGAAGGCGATCACCGTGACAAAAGCCTTTGGGCCGAAGCCAACCCCGGTCTCGGCGACATCGTTGATTTAGGCGATTTTGAAAGCGCCGTGTTGCGAACACCCGAAGCTGAATTTAGAACTAAGCGAATCAATTGCTTTGTCAGCACCTCTGTTGCATGGTTGCCAACAGGATCATGGGAAGCAATAGAAGATAAAACAAGAGTTCCAATACCTGGCGAAGAAGTCGTTCTTGCATTTGATGGCAGTTTCTCCAATGACTCAACTGCCTTGGTGCAATGGTCACTTGGCGGTGAGAAGCCACACTTGAGCGTGATTGGGTTATGGGAAAGACCCGAAGATGCTGAACAAGGATGGTATGTACCAATTGCCGAAGTCGAACAAACAATCATCGGAACTGCACGAGATAATCGAATTGATGTGCGCGAGATTGTTTTCGACCCTGCCAGATGGAACCGAACCTTTATGGTTCTTGATGAAGAAGGACTCCCCGTTGTCGCCTACCCCAACAGCGCAGAGCGAATGGTTCCTGCAACACAAAAGTTCTACGAAGGCGTTGTCAATCAGTCATTCACTCACGATGGTGATGAGCGCCTTGCACGGCACATCGCAAACTGTGTCACGAAACAATCATCACGAGGTGTGATGGTGGCAAAGGCAAGTTCTCGCCGTAAGGTGGATGCTGCCGTTGCTTCAATCTTTGGTTATGACAGAGCTACCCAACCTGCGCCACCAAAGCCACCAACTGCACGATATTTTTCTATCCAAGTCTAAGGAGATCAATGAACTTCTTGAAGAAGATTGATTATGCACTCATCATTGAGGTCATCGGTGTCTCTTTGGTAACAAGTGGGCTTTGGATGCTTTCCGTACCTGTGGCATTGATTGCGCTCGGCGGATTTCTAGTATGGGCAACAGAAAAGGTTGACAAATGAGTTTGAGCAAGAGACTGCGCGGAATAGCAGAGAATAGAGCCAACAACAGTCAATGGGTTGAGCCAATCATTCCTGGTCGCCCTGCATATATGGCACCTTCAGGAATTGATGTAACTGCCGACAGCGCAATCCGTATGTCAACAGTTTATGCTTGCGTTCGCCTTCTCGGTGACACAATTAGCTCGCTTCCACTTGGCGCTTATGTGCGCAGAGGTCGCGCTCGCATTTCTTATGCAGCAGCTTATGGTGAAACTCCATATTGGGTGAATACTCCCAATCCTGAAACATCACGAATTGAATTTTATGAGCAAGTGATCTCATCGTTGAACATCCACGGAAACGCCTTTGTCTTGACTGTACGCGATGATAACAACGAGGTTGTGGAAGTTTATTGCCTCAACCCTGATGATGTCAGAATTCGCCGCCTGCGCCCTAATGAACCCCTTGTGTACGAGGTTCAGACACGCGATGAGCAGGGTGCATATACTCAAATTCTTACTAAGAATGAAATGCTTCACATCCCATTGTTCAGACTTCCCGGCTCGCACTATGGTCTCGGCCCAATCGCTGCTGCTAGACTAACAATCGGCGCTGCAATGGCAGCCGATACTTATGCAGCAGCATACTTCGGCAATGCAGCCAATCCCGGCGGAGTTATCGAAGTTCCTGGCGAACTAACAGAAGAACAGGCGCAAGATATTGGGCGCGATTGGAACATCACCCACACAGGGCCATACCGTGCAGGAAAAATTGGCGTGCTTTCAGGTGGTGCTTCATTCAAGCCATTGACTTTGAACGCTCAAGATGCACAGTTGCTCGACACACGCCGATTCAATGTGGAAGATATTGCTCGATTGTTCCGCGTTCCGATCAGCCTTTTGGGTCATCCAGTAGCAGGTGCGATGTCATTTGCATCCGTTGAAGCACAAAATCTTTCATTTGTTCAGCACTCATTGCGCCCATTACTTGAGCGTTTAGAACAATCATTCAGCACTTTACTTCCTGAATCTGATGGTTTCATCAAGTTTAATCTTGATGCTTTGCTAAGAGGCACAACTCTTGAACGATTTGAAGCCTACACAAAGGGCTTGCGTGAAGGTTTCTTGAGCCTCAACGATGTTCATGCAATGGAAGATATGGCACCGATCCCTGATGGTGACAACTATCGCGTGCCATTGCAAAACATTGATGCAAGTGATGCAAAAGATGTTGGTGTCAAGCTACGTGCAGAAATCGTTACACAACTCGTTCAAGTCGGCTACAACCCTGAAGAGGTATTGGCTGCAATTGGATTGCCACCTATGGCACACACAGGCGTTCCTTCAAGTCAGTTGCAACCTGTTGCTCAAATTGACCCACTTGATCCTTCATCGGTTTATGAGGTTGAGTGATGCCGTATTTCATCAGCGATAAACAAAGCGATTGTTCAGGTTGGGCAACTGTCAAAGAAGAAACTGATGGCTCATATACAACAATTGGTTGTCACGAAAACAAGCAAGATGCAATTGATCAAATGGTCGCAGTATCTATCTCAGAGGATATGGAACCAGGTGGGGAAATCAACACTCGCGCAGTAGATTTGAGCGTTCCTTCTTTCATTCGTGAAAATGCTCAACGAGGTTTGAAATACCTTGAAGAAGGTTTTGGGGGCGATGGTTTAACTGAAGGCACAAAGCGTGAAGCACGCGAAATGGCAGCAGGTCGAATTACCGAAAACAAAGTTCGCAAGATGGCACCGTGGTTCGCTCGCCATCAAGTAGATGGACAAGCACCAAAAAACAGCGATCCTTCAGACCCACAGTACCCAGGCGCAGGTCTTGTTGCTTGGTTGTTATGGGGTGGAGATTCCAACTTTTCTGACAGGGCGCAAAATTGGGCGCAACGCAAGATTGATGCGCTCGATGCCGAATCTGATTCAAGGAGCAAAATGAAAAAAATTGAACGCCGCACATTCACCGTGCGAGATGTTGAAGCACGTCAAGCCGAAGATGGAACAATGCGCCTTTCAGGATATGCAGCCGTGTTTAATGATTCAAGCGTTCCACTTCCTTTCAAGGAAAGCATCGCACCGGGAGCCTTTCGCAAGACACTCAGCGAAACACCTGATGTTAGATTATTGATTAACCATTCTGGATTACCTCTCGCCAGAACCAAAAACGGCACTCTTACACTTACCGAAGATGATCGCGGTTTGTATATGGATGCAACAATTGCAGACACATCAGAGGGGCGCGACCTTTACAAGTTAGTTGAGCGCGGAGATGTTGACCAAATGAGTTTTGCTTTCCGTGTCATTCGTCAAAAATACAATGATGATCGTTCTCAGCGTACACTTACTGAGGTTTCACTAGCAGATGGAGATGTTTCAGTGGTTACTTATCCTGCCTACCCAACAACAAGTGTTGAGGCACGCGAAGCACTACGCAAGGCAATTGATGCAGTTAAAGAAGGCCGTGAAGTCACAGGTGAATCTTTGGTTGTTCTAAATTCTATCTTTGAAGATTTGAGCGAAGGCCACGATTACATTATGAAGGCCGTTGAGATGATGGCAATGCTTACAGGTGGCGAGCCTGAACAAGAAGTTGAAGTTGAAGAACCTGAAGTTGAGTTAGAGTCAACAGATGTAGCAACTGCAGGCCGTTCAATTTCATTGCGTTTAGCTCAAGCAATTATCAACAACACAAAATAAATTTCTGCTACAAAAGTAGCAGATCGAAGTCGGAGCGACATTCACACCCTAAAAGCGCCGTGAACAGAATCGCCACCACCTCAAACCCACATTCACACAACTCATTGGAGATCACTAAATGTCATATTTTGACAATGTAGTCGAGCGCCGCGATGCAGTTAAGGCTGAAATGGATGCAATTCTTGAGGCAGTAGCCGCAGAATCACGCACCGACCTAACTGAAGATGAAACAACAAAGGTTGATGCCCTTGTTGAAGAATCACGCGCACTAGACGAAAAGATTGAAAAGCTAACTGCGCAGGCAACTGCAGATGCTAAGGCATCAGAGGCACGCGCAGCAGTTAAGGCAGTTGTAACACCTGTTGGTGGAACAACTGTTACACGCGAAGCACGCACATACTCACCAGAGGCTGAAGTTTCATTCGTGAAGGATGCGTTCAACGCACAATTCAAGAATGACTACGCAGCACAAGAGCGCCTTGCTCGCCACACAAAGGAAGAAACAATCGAGCGCCGCGCAGTAGGAACATCTGCGTTCGCTGGCCTTGTCATTCCTCAGTACCTAGTTGACCTTGCTGCACCATTTGCACGCGCAGGCCGACCAACTGCAGACTTCGCAACAAGCAAGCACACATTGCCTGCTGCTGGTATGTCATTGGAAATCAGCCGCATGACAACAGGAACATCAACTGCAATTCAGGAAACACAGAACACTGCAGTTTCTTTGACCGATCCTGATGACACACTACTTTCAATTCCTGTACGCACAATTGCAGGCCAAGCTGATCTATCACGCCAGGCAGTAGAGCGCGGAACAGGCATTGACACATTCGTTGTTGCTGACCTAATCCGTTCATGGCACACAACAGTTGATGCTCAGGTTCTTAATGGAACAGGCTCAAATGGTCAGTTCACAGGTATCCGCAACGCTGGTGGAAATGCAGTTACTTACACTGCAACAACACCAACAACTGCACTTCTTTACTCAAAGTTGGCAGATGCGTACCAGCAAGTTGAGAGCAATGTTTTCATCGCTCCAACTCACATCATCATGCACCCACGCCGTCTAGCAGCAATTCTTGCTTCATCAGACACAACAGGCCGCCCAATCGCAGTACCAACTGCAAACGGTCCAATGAACTCAGTAACTGCA